TCAACACTGGTGAAATTGTTTTTAGTAGCGTTGGTTCTTTTGATCCGACGACTGGTATAGTGACAATTACAGAACTTCAGGTTGATTCTATCGTTGGGGGCAGAAGTTTTATTAAAATATTTGCGGTTCCTGCGAATCAATCTCTGGTAGATGTTAGTCTCAATAACCTTATCTCGTTTGATGCAGAGGAATCATCTGCTCGGGCACTGATTAATATAGAAGAATAATGTCTCTCAATAAAACACTAACAGATTTAAATAGAAGAAATATAGATCTCGACAAATATTCTGTACGAGAAATTCTTCCAGCATTCTTTCAAGAAGATTATCCTCTACTCATATCTCTGTTAGAATACTATTATGAGTCTATCGAAGAACCAGAAAATGCCTCTCGGTTCTTGAATGACTTGTATACAATAAGAGACGTTAAACAATCTCCGTTAGAACTACTTAAATACTTGGGTGAGGAATTCCTTCTCGGCGACCCCTACTTCGAACAGTTTGTAGATTCAAGACTTGCTATCCAGTTATCAAATACTCTTTATAGATCAAAGGGGTCGCAGTTTAGCATTGAAACTTTTTTCAAGGTATTCTTTAATGTAGACGCTGAGGTGGAATATCCCAAGAACGATATCTTTAACATAGGTCGTCCGCAAAAAGAAGAACAAATATATGACACTAGTAGTTATCCAACTATTGTCGATCGTAACTTTTTGTATGTTCATGACGGTGAATTGGTAGTAAAGGCAGGGTCGACAATTCTTGTCGAAGATGAAGATTATTTCGACGATAAGGTGAATAAAAGAATTACGATATTAGACACACTACAATCTGGATTAGAATCTTCTACAAGTGTGACCCTTGAGGTTATACCAAAAAGATTTAGTTTAATCGGAGTAGACCTGCAAGAGAAAAAATTGATTGATGATAAAGTATATCAATTGTACTCTATCTTAATCAAATCGCCTTTGCCTATAGCGCAATGGTCAGACGCATATAAGAAATTTGTTCATCCAGCAGGTATGTATTTTCAGTCCCAAGTGCAGTGTTTTTCAGACTTTGATTTTAACTTAGGACCGATGATACTGTCAATTCCAGATACACCAGAACTTTTGGTGGAAGACGAAGGTATATTGCACGCTACGTTCGGTTACACCGATCTTACTGGTATCGTGGCAGACTCTGCGGATCCAGCAGACAACACGGGATTGTTGAGAATCCCACTCGAACCAGTGCTTTTGTCGGACAACATAGATACCTACGCAGACAATATTACTGTCGAAATGCTCAACAGACAATACCCTGCAATCGTTGATGTCTATAACATCAGACCGCCTACAGGTGATGAAGACAGTGCGGGTACTGGTATCAGCAGAGACTCTGATCACTTTATCGACGTATCGAACGCGATGGAGCAAATCGATCAGAATTTTTATGACGACTCCGATGGAAGCATCACGACTTAGTGTATAAATAGATTAAATCAGCAGGATTGATGAAATGCCAAGAGAAATCTTAAATAACGGTACTGTAGCAAATGACGGGTCGGGTGATTCCCTCCGTGATGCTATCAGCAAAATCAATAATAACTTTATTGAGATCTATAATAAGATTGGCGGGACAGACTCAGGTGAGTATTTGTCACCCAATCTTAAATTCGACAGCGATAATGTTGTTTTTGGTACTAGCAATGAGATGACATTCGGCATTACAACTCTAACTGCGAATCGTACGATACAGTTGCCGAACTTATCGGGTACAGTACTTGTCAATCAAGACAATCAAGAAATTAGAAATCCAAAAACATTTGGAAATTTGTTAGATTCAAACCTGAATGAATTACTAACTATGACCAGCGGCAATATTAGCGCTGTAAATAATGTTGCTATTTCTAATTCTGCTACAGGCAATGCTGCTGTGATTTCCACTGCTGGTGCTGATAGTGATGTAAACCTGAACCTAGAAACAAAGGGCAGCGGAGAACTTGTGTTAAATGCAGGACTAGTGTATTCAACACAAATTGAAACTGATTCCGCAGTTGCTATTACTGTCGATAAACCAATGACGATATTTAATCGCGCAACAGCTGTTGCCGCGACTCTTACAACTAGTTCTTTGAGTATCGGTCATCATGTTCGTGTTATTAATATTAATACAGGAACGGCAACAATTACTTCAACTTTCCATATAGGAACGACAGTTACCGTTCCAGAACACAACACCGCAGAGTTCATTTGGACTGGATCCGATTGGTTGGTCCACGGCGATGACTCAGTAACAATCGCATAAGAGACGAGATATGAGCGCAACAATTACTGACACACTAAAACTAAATTTTTTAAAGTCTGTCTATGCACAGTATGAGAATGCTAGTGTTGCTATTGGCGACTCTGACTATTTTTACATCGGAATCGGTCGTTCTCAAGATTGGTCAAATGATTCGGATATTGTAGTCGGACTCACCGCCTCTTCGAGAGAAGAACGAGATTTCAGACTCTCTATGCAATCAGTAAAATTGGTTACTGATGTTTCCTTTACTATTCCGAGGGTCAATTGGTCTAGGGGTTCTATCTACTCATCTTATGACGATCTTCGATATGCAGGACAACCACTAAACCCTGTGTTGGGCGAGTATCCGTTCTATGTCTTGACAGACGAGAACAACGTCTTTGTTTGTTTGAAGCAAGGCAGAAACGCACAAGGTATTGCAGTGCCTTCAACTGTAAGACCAGAGACAAATACTGGCGAACCGTTTGAATTGGATGACGGTTACGTTTGGAAGTATTTGTACAACATCGGTTCTTTTGAAGCAAATCGATATCTCTCGTCAAACTTCATGCCAGTACAGGACGTTGACTCTGATACTGCAACGACTCCAGCAGAAGTTGATCAAGTCTTGGTCAAGAAGAGAGCAATCGGTGGACAAGTGTTAGGGATTGCAATTGACAGCGGTGGTTCTGGATATACTTCTGCCCCGACCCTGACAATTGAAGGTAATGGTACCAATGCTATTGCCACGTGTATTGTCAGTGGTGGTAAAATTGTTGACGTATTCTTAAAGGATTCTGCTAACGGTATTTTGGACGAAGCAGATATGGGTTCTGGTTACGATTTCGCTAGTGTTAAAGTTTCTAGTGGTACTGCTAGTCTGCGAACAATCTTGTCTAAAAATCGTCTAGGAATTGGGCACGATCCAAGGGTCGACCTTCATTGCCGTGGTGCAATGATCAATACTAAGTTGACTGGAGATGAAGGCGGTGATTTCCTTACCGATCAAACTTTTAGGCAAGTTGGATTAATTCAAAATCCTCATAAAGATTCTGCAAGGTATGATAGTTTTATCGGCGATTCTTCTTACTCAACTCCAACAGGATTTGCTCTAAGACCCTTGTTGTTACAAGGCGGTGCGGCGTTTACGCAACCAGAAGGTGAACAAATTGTTGGGCAGTCTTCTCAAGCACGTGCATATATTGATTGGTGGGATAACACTAATAATAAAATGTATATTCACCAAACTGATTCAACTGGTTTCGCTGCATTCCAAGACGCAGAGGTTGTTCAAGCGACCAATGGTGCAGGTTCTGGTACACTAGATTCTGTAGGAACCGATGGTTATGGTCTTTTGACCTCAATAGATAAATTTTCTGGTGAAATATTGTACATAGATAATAGGGCATCTATCGAAAGAGATGATGAACAAACAGAAGATATCAAGATAGTAATTCAACTCTAAGGTATTATAATGGCAACCGACGTTAGTAAAAGCACATTTGCCTCTGTCTATAAAGATGATTTTAAAGACAGCGCAAACTTTCATCGTATTTTGTTTAACAGCGGTCGTTCTCTTCAAGCAAGAGAACTCACCCAGATGCAAACAATTATACAAAAAGAAATTGAAAGGTTTGGTAATAATATCTTTAAAGACGGCGCTGCTGTCAACCCTATCTCTGCGAGTGGTGTAAACCCTAGAGGTGTTCCGTTTATCAAATTGGCTGCTACCAGTAACGACTTTGATGGGTTGAGTGTCGATGATTTAGTTGGTCGATCTTTCGTTGGTGGTGTTTCTTCTGTAAAGGTTCGAATCCTACGAGCAGTTGCGGCAACAGCAACAGATCCCGCGACCATTTATGTAAAATACGAACAAACACCTGACGCAAATTATTCTGTCGCTGCTGGTAGTGAAACCTTGACAGAGTCAGCAACTGGTAAGGAACTGGTTGTTGCAACATCAAATGCAACTGGACAAGGTTTTTGGATCACTGTCGGTGGTAGTGATTTCTATGCACTTGGCCACTTTGTATTCGCTACTGACCAAACGATTATCCTTGACAAATATAATGATAAAAATATCAAAGAAACTATCGGATATATCGTTCACGAAGAAGTAGTTACAGAACTTGATGACACTTCACTGTATGATAATCAAGGCGTTAATCCAAACCGCGCTGCGCCAGGTGCACACCGATATAAGATTCGACTAGAACTCGCGAGCAAAAGTTCTGTAGCGGCGGGTCAACACTTTGTACCATTCTTAGAACTGGTTAACGGACAGATCCCTGCTGTAAAAACTGGTATCGAAGATTATAACAAACCAGATGCTGCGATGGCGCAGAGAACAAGAGAAGCAGAAGGAAATTTCCTAGTATCACCATTCAAAGTTAGAATGCTTCCAGGTGATAGTGCGGGCAACCTTTTCTTAGAAACGGATCCATTTACTGCCTATGTTGACGGGTTCAGAGTTACAGGTGGTACGGGAACTGCTTCCAACCCCGCATTTAATATCTTAAAACCAACGTCAGTTACTGCTAGTTCTTCTTACAACTCAACACCGTTGAGTGAAAGGGTTAATCTTAGAAATTATATCGAACTTGATTCTACTGATCCAGTTGATGCGATTACCTTTGGACTTTTGGATTCAGTTACCATCATGGATGTTGGTGGTTCAGCGATTGGTAAAACAAAAATTCAGCAGTATGAGTCTGTTGGTTCACGCTATTATGCATATCTATTTAATACCAACATGTATGACGGTAAATCAATTCGAGACGCCGAATATATTGGTCTGGATAATAGTACAGATAAAATCAACCTAGAACAAGACTCTAATGGTAATGCATTACTGCGCGCAGCGGGCGGTTACAACTTCTTCTTTCCTCTATTAAAAGAAAGAATCCAATCGGTATCAGACGTCACCTTCGAAGTTCAAAGAATCGCCACTACATCTGCTGATGGTAGTGGCGTCTTTCAGGTGTCGAGCGCCAACGATGAACCATTTGAAGATGAAGATAATTGGATTCTTATTGATAGGGTCACCAACAACGTTGTGCCATATGATACTTGGGGGATTAATTATTCAGTATCTGGAGGCGGCGCTAGCCCTTATCAAGCATCGATTAGTTCATTAACAGCGGGTCGCTCATATACCCTCATTTACTTTGTCGACAAGACTGATGCACAATATATTCCAAAGACCCTCACAACTTCTACTATTGCTGCTGGGTCATTAGTTGAATCTGGTGGAGTAAGTTACATTGATCTTAACGACATTGACATTTATGCGTTTGACTCTGTTAAAGATTCAGCAAACGGTGTAATTGATCTCAAGAGTAATTTTAGTCTCGATAATGGTATGAGAGACAATGCGTACATACCTGGAAGACTTTTGTTAAAAGGGTCTACATTACCAGTTAGTAGTGTTTATGTAAAATACAGACACTTTACTCATGGTGCTGGAGATTACTATTCTATTGCTTCGTATGATAATGCAAGTTTCTTGCAAGATTCCGACTACAGTTATGCCAATGTCCCAGTCCATACAACGCAATCAGGTTTAAAAGTTAGGTTGGCAGATGTAATCGACGTCAGATCAACTTATAGTCGTGCAGGTGCAACCACCAGAGCAGTCGAAACTCCTAGAAACAGATCTAATATTTCATACAATATGAGTTCTTACAATGGAAGGATCGATGTACTGGTAGCAAACAAAGATAAAACTGTTTACATTAAGCGAGGAGTTGAGTCGCTCGAACCAACTACGCCTACTCTTGACCCCATCAAAGAACTTCCTTTGTACTACTTTAACTTGAGTCCAAACACTCTGAACCCTCAAGATCTAAGAACCAAAATGGTTCCGCACAAGAGATTTAGTTACAAATCTCTGACAGATATGGAGAACAGATTAAAGAGATTGGAAGAAACTGTTGCCCTGAGTTTGCTTGAGACCAAAACAAAGGATCTGGTAATTACAAACGATAATGGAACTGTTCGCGCAAAGGCAGGATTCTTTGTAGATAATTTCCAGTACTGGCCAAATGGTGTTGCTTCTGAAACTGGACCTAACTATAATCCAAATAATGTCACTCAATCTCATGATGATATTCGCGGACTCATTTACCCAAGAAAAGAGGCAAAACATGCCGACTTAAAGTATGATTCTGATAGGTCAACAAATACAAAGTTGAGAGGCGATACAGTTTATTTGAAACACACAGAAGGAACAGTGGTATATGATCAAACAGATATCACAGGTGTTAAGAATGTAAACCCGTTCTTGGTTGGACTCAATCTTGGGAACATGGAAATTTCTCCCGCCACAGATAACTGGGTTGATACTAAAAACCTTCCAGCGAATATTCTACCAGATGCATTAAACGTCACTGGACCTTTTGGTTCTAGCACGGCATGGATGTATGGATATAGTCCTTCTGATTTTGCGAATGTAACACAACCAGGTGTCTTTAATGACACAATTAGTAATGACGGCGGACAGCCAGGTGAAACATTTACTGATACAGAATTTGTTGGTAGAACTCGAAACAGAACTGAAGTAGAAATTGAGCTCTCGACCACCGTCACTGAATTCACCAAAGTTACTGATAGAATTACTAGTGTCACTTCTGTGACAAATACTGAGAGTGTAGGTGAAGTGCAGTACATGTTGCCATTCATTCGTGCTAGAAAAATCTACTTCCGTGCACGTGGTTTGAGACCAAATACTCGTCACTATCCATACTTCAACGGGGTTCCTGTGGCACAATGGTGCCGCACGGAAGCAAATTATCTTTCTGGTAATAATAGACCAGAAGCAGATGATCAATTTGATGAAGTCACGCCAACCTTATCAGAACACCCTTCGGGGCAAACAACACTAACTTCTGATACATTTGGAACGATCACTGGTTCATTCTTCCTACCAAATACTGGAGAGGCACCCCAAGCAGGTAATATCACAGACTTTGACAACCTAGAATCAGGGAGTACCATATTACCTGATGGAGAAGCAGAGTATGAATCGCAATTGGCAGCTGCTGTGGCGAAAGTTGGAAATGGAACAGGAATCACTGCAGTAAAATCTGCCGCAGTATATAATGCTGTTGGGTGGAGATTTAGGGCAGGTAGTCCATTAACTTTTGAGTTATTAGATACGCCAACTTGGGACCCTGCCAATGCATTTAGTAGATGCGAACATGACTACTCAGCAGACGTTGGTTCTCTAACGACTACTCAAGACAATGTGAGAACTACTAAAACAGTCAGAATCGAACGCGAAGAAACATCTTGGAAAGTTGTTGAACCAACTGGTATCCAACTTACCGCCACTCCTGCGCCGGTAGATCCGATCGCTCAAACTTTTTATGTATACGGCGCGGATTTCCCGCAGGGCATGTATCTGAATTCTATTGACGTGTTCATCTACAGTGCACCAAGTCAAACCGATGAGCAGATACCAATTACTTGCGAGGTTCGTGCAGTAAGAGACGGTACACCTGTAACACGTGCTATTGATGGTGCATTTGCGTGGAAATCTGCTGCTGATGTAAGGACAGCAATTAGTGCAAACGCCACGACAGGTATTACTACTCTTACAAATCGTGCGCAAGTTCTTGCCGCACCAGTAAAGTTTGAGTTTAACGAACCAATTTATCTCGGTCCAGATGACTACTATTCCTTTGTTTTGAAAGCAGATACAGACAAGTATCAAGCATGGATTAGTACTGTTGGCGAGTATCAGTATGGTTCAAACAGTGAACGTGTTTCTAAGAATAATATTGATGGTTCATTATTCGAATCACAGAACGCTTCTACATGGACACCTCTTCAAAATTCTGATATGGCATATAGACTTAATCATCTCAGATTTGTGCAGTCGGGTGTCGCAAGATTTATAAACAAAAAGATACCACGTCATACGTTTGGTTACTCAAACGCATTGAGTATCGACTCAGGTAGCAACAAGTTGTTTGTAAATCACCCTGGTCACGGATTCTACCCAGGTGACGAACCAAAGATTCAAGGTCTGGATTCTGCTACACGATACGCAGGTATCTTAGGTAGCACTATTATGAGCAATAGTCTATCAGTGGATTCAGTAGATGCCATGGGATATACACTGATTCTAGACAGCTCCGCAACTGATAGTGCATCCTTCGGACCTGCTGATTTGTCATCTTTGACTAATTTTATGTATGAGCAGTTTAGGGTCAGAACAACTAAGGCACTTGAAATACAAAGAACTTCGTTTGATGCATCTGTTAAACTTGTTAGTGGTAATTCATACGCTACTGGAACAGATACTAGATTTAATCAGGATAATGCATTCACCAATATCCCATTGAATAAACTAGTTCTTTTGCAAGAACCAAAAATGATTGCAAACGACTCAGCAGAAAACGAACAGAGTTGGGGGCATTCAAGCACACCAGGCGGTGCATCATTTATGATGAATCTTGCTATGTCTGCAAAACAATCAACAGACGGACAACCGAATGATTCTGCCGCTTCAACTTATGGCAAGACAGTATCGCCTGCCATTGATATCAATGATTGTACTGCATTCTTAAGTAGTAATCTCATTGACAATCAAGATAGCACAGCAATACCTCAGTCTCTGGTTAATAGTGCACTGAAGTTTATACCAGAAACAAACCCATTGAGTGGTTCTGCACCAAGTAAACATATTACGAAACCTGTAATTATTGCGGAACCGGCGATTGGTCTTAAGATTTTGTTCGATGCGTACAGACCACCACAGGCAGAGTTTGAGGTGTACTACAGAGTTTGTCAGGCAGATGAAAACATTTATGACTTTAGTTGGATAGAAGTCAATCCGATTGATACTGGTTATCCGCCTGCAAGTAAAGTTATCTCAAACCTTTCAGAGATGAAATTCTTGCAATATGAATATTTTGCAGGAGATGAAACAGGGGTGACACCAGCAGATGACATCACTTCATTTACTCAATTCCAAGCGAAGATTGTTATGAAGACCAAGAATACTGCGCAACTCCCTGCAATTAGTAACGTTAGATTGATAAGTCTGGTGACTTGATGGCATTTAAAAGAGTAGAAAATAGTCAAGATTTAATCCGCGATGAGAGAAACGGAGCAATCATTGACGCAAATGTTTCGAAATTAAGATCTGCAAAAGCGGCAAAGGTAAAAGCATTGCAAAAGGCGCAAGAGCAGGAAAATATGAAGTCTGATATTGCGATGTTAAAGGACGAAATGTCAGAAATTAAATCCGTTTTAAAAACGATAGTAGAGAAATTGTAAAATGGCAATAACAACTGTTAATTTATCAGATACCTTTAGAGTATTTGTACAAAAAGTAAATACATTGTCGACTAATTTGGGCGACATGGCTATCTTGGATTCAGACTTTGCCTTTCACGGCGACTCTGATGTTGTTGATGCTCTCAATCGTCTGAATATTTTTATTGAAAATATTGACTCTGCTATCGGTGTGGCAAACGGGCAAGACATGACTGCCCTAACAACGACAGTAAAGCATACCCTGATCGCCGCGATTAACGAACTGGACTCTGATGTGGGTCCACTTTCTTCTCTCACAACAACGGATAAATCTAGCATTGTCGCTGCTATTAGTGAAGTAGACAGTGATAAGATAGGATCTCTCTCAGCCCTAAATACTACTGAGCAAAGTTCTGTAGTAAGCGCAATGAATGAGTTGGACAGAAGGATTATCGATGTCTACGACTCTGATGGTACATTGCTGAATCCATGAGGGTAGCAAATGTCATCCGACATTCCACTGAAATTAAAAAATAGTGATGGCGATCTCCAAAAGTTTTCTTCCTCTGAGGAAAATTATCTCGCATATCAACTGGGTCTGAGATTAGCGGGCATATCAGTCCTCGATGCAGGTGCACTTACTACATACTCAAAGTTTGTGGTCGAGTCGCAAAATACCAAAGTAGGCAGTTATCCTGACCTTGCAACCTTTGAGTCTAGTTATGCTGACTCAGTTGGAACATATACAAACACTTTCTATCAAACTGTAACAGAACCAATTGGTGGTGGAAGCACATTGGGTCTTGGATCTATTGCAACTAATCTGTATCAACATTATGGACTTGAAGACCCAGAAGAAGTAAACAAGAACAGAGGCAGTAGTTACTATCAAAGACCAATTCGGTGGGACAGTGACGGATCTCTTGTTGAGATGACCTCAGCAGAATTTACTTCTCTGACAACTCGATTGTTATCCACTGCGATGACTAATGAATACCCTGGAACGTATAGGATTGCTAGTTCTGCACCAACCTCTGATCACACCGTAAATATTTCCGATGTATTCACTGACACCAGAAATGATGGTACTTCGATCGATTATCATTTGTACCGTAAAACTTCTGGCACTGAACCGACAAAAAACAACTCTGTTTCAGTTAGTTACACTTCAGGTTCTTATGACGGTCTGAAAGCAATGACCGAAACTCAAATGCAGTATACGTTTGGCGCAACTGCACAGAAGATTCAACAGACAGCAGGTAACATAGGAACGTATCAACTTAGGTCTAGTGCGCAAGGTGCGCCAACTGCCGCAGGAACTTGGGCGGCAAGGGGCACTGTTACCGACACTCGTAATGTAGATGAGCAATCTAGTTTTGTGGTGCAGTATGTTGGTGATTACATAAAAGATTATGTAAAGACAATCAACTATAGTAAAGCATACGCAAAGGCATATGTCGGGCAATATGCTAGAGAAGATTTTGAAACTTATGTTAGAACATATGTCAGTGACACTACATTTAATACAGTATTGCCGACGAGCTACACTGGCGTTCGTCCTAGTAGTTATGTGTCGCCAGTGCCTACAGGTTATGCTGGTACAAGAGAGGTACAATACGCCGGAACGGATCCATGTGCGTTTGCTCAACCTACATCATTCACAAATCCAAACAATGATCCGACTACATTTTTCGGCAACCCCACCAGTCTTCCTTGTAGTTTTACCACGGTCGAACCAACGAATTTTAGTGATCCTACTATATTTTATGGTCAGTTTTTTGAAGCTTATCCTGGAGCCGATCCTTGTTTCTTTTCTACCACTGCGCCGACGACATATTCCACTTCATTTAGTACAACGGTCGCGTTTACTACGTTTGGTCCAAAGGTAGGAACTCGGATAACTTCCTTTTCAACAACATTTGCCGCTAATTTTTATACCACTGCACCGACGACATATGAATCAGCACAACCAACAACGTTTTATGTAGACTTCGCGTTCACTGCATATGGCGCCAACTATTTTGATACATTTGCACCGACAACTTTTCAGGCTGGCGATGACCCAACTTCGTTTGCTTTTTCCACTTCTGATCCCTGTACATTTTACACTACTGATCCATGCTTCTTTGCTCAAGCTACGTCATACACAGGTACTGTACCAACATCAGACCCAGGTGTAGTTCCTAGTTCATATGTTGGAACCCCTCCTACTACATATTTTGAATCCGATCCAACTTCATATACTGGACCGACTTCTTTTGACGTTGCCTACACGGGCACATATGTAAAACAGATAAACGAAACTTACTCGAAAAATTATGTGGGACAATACTCTGGTCCAGAGTTGACAACTTACGGGGGGTATACAGGACCACTCTCATATGCAAAGGTGTATGCTAAAGCATATGCAAAGGCATATACAGGAACAGCAGTAAACTCATTCGTACGACAAATCGAAACGTATACGTTATATGTGAGAATTTCGTAAAATGTTAAGTATACCAGTTAAATTGAAAAATGTTGATGGTGACTTACAACAATTAACAACTGCTGAAGAAAACTATCTCGCATATCAAGCATCGTTAGAACTTGCAGCAACATCTGGGGATTCTGCGGGGACAACAATCGCTAGTGGTAGTCAGACTATTGAAACGTATACTTTGTACGTTCGAGCGGCATAATATATAATAGTGTTAATATTATTATTTTAGGATAAAGGAGAACAAAGTGGCTGAGGTTACACGCACTTGGAGAGATAATGCTTTCTGGCATGACCTGAATACTAAGGACAAACTAGAAGGTATCTTGATCATTAATGATGATCAAGGTAGAGTTATCACTCAACAACTCACTGTCAAAAAATATAACCCAGACGGCAATCACAATCCTGATTTTCAACAACTGTTGGATCAGGTTGGTGATGAGAAAATTACTGCCAATACAGAATCTAGGTTAAAGAAAAAGGCAGAAGAAGCCGAGAAAAAGAAAAAAGAAACTGAATCCAAAAGGATGGTCAGTGAACTTGAGAGACTTTTTGAGGCAAAGGTTCGCACTCTAGAGATTGAAGAGATTAAAAATTCTGAGAATCGAGAGTTGAAAACACGACTGAGAAGGTCTAAGAATATTATTGAAATGCAGACTATTGCTCAATTAATCATGATGGAACAAATGGGTGTTAAGTTCGTCATTGAAGAAAAAAATGAAGAATGAACCAACCAAAGGTTACATAGTCGTTGCAAGCAATAAACTGAATTTTTATCAGAGCGCGATTTTTCTCATTCAAACAATTAAGGATTACCACCCCGAAGCAAACATAACTCTGTTTACAGAGGAGGGGTTCCTAGACGGTCGAGAGTCAATCGCAGACAATGTAGTTATATGCGGTAGTTGGAGGAGAGAAAAACTCCTCGCTATGTGGAAGACTCCTTACGATATTACTTTTTACATGGACGCAGATATGGAATGTCTGCATGAAGATATTGCCAATGTTTTTGATGAACTTGGTGATCATGATATGATGTTCACTGGTTTGCCCAGACACAGAAGTTATCTTTTCAATGGGTGGGAATTTGAACAGGGTAATGCACATTTTGAATTATGCGGCGGGGTGTGTCTTTATGATATCAGAAAACCTCTGGTTCGGCAATTTTTAGAAGATTGGGACGACCTGTATCGCGAACAAGCAAAGGGCAAGTGGTGGCCTTTAAATGAACAGGGCGAAAAGGATTTTTTGAACTACCCCGAAGAATTCAGAAGGTGGGATCAATTCCCACTATGGTGGTTGACTACAAAGAGTGAAAAATACCGAGACTTGAATGTAGGTATTTTTGAAGACGATTTAAGGTGGAATCATTGGGCGCATTTGTGGGGAATAGAGTATCCACAAAAACCTTCTGTCTTGATGCATATGTCCGCCGCCATGAAGAAAAACGATCATTTGGTTAACAGACTATACGTCGATTGAGGATATTATGTCATTTTGTGAAGAACTAATGAACCCTATTGATATCAATAACGAGCGTGTTCTTGATATTTTAGAAAAGGCAAGAAAACTAATTGAAGACGGAGTGTATGAATCATACAAGTTGAACGCCGCTTCTGAAGATGCAGAGCGGTGGGTCAATAGGGAATACCTTGATTATATTATGGGGATCGGTCAAAAACACGATGGGTTTCCCGTTAGTTCCAAATCATACAACATGGGTAATGAACCCGCAACAAGAGTAAAAAAGCAGGAACATTACGAGAGAGTGCAAGACCTCAAAACAGAATTGATCGCAGAACTGGGCGTCAGGTACAATGCGTTGTTTTCAATCTATCCACCTGGCGGTTATATCAGTTGGCACAATAATCAAAATGCACCTGGATATAATGTACTGTTAACTTGGTCAGAGAATGGTGATGGATATTGGGAACATCTAGATCCTGTGACAAACGAAGTGGTGAGAATCGATGATGTTCCAGGGTGGCAATGTAAGTATGGATATTATGGTTCCTACATAGAAGGTAAGGAAAAAGTATTATACCATGCAGCTGCGACTAATTGTTGGAGAATGACTATCGCCTTTGTATTCAATAAGGAAGAAGGTGGTCGAAAGATGTCAGAGATGTTGGTGGAAGATTTGCAATCCAATTTCTGATCATTAATTTATGGATTTCACTATTCTGGGTTTTTATTTGATATAAATAAAGGTAGTTCGTTCAAAAACTAAAATAATAATGGCACACTACGAAGATATTACTATAGATCAAGGCGCAGACTTCGCGATGGAGATTCATCTCGAAGAACAAGATGGGTCAAAGAAAGACCTGACAGGACACTCTGCTGCTGCGAAAATGAAGAGGAGTTATAACAGCACAGACAGTGATGATATTGTCACCTTCAATGCTGTAATCCCTGCCCCTTCACAAGACGGAGTAGTGACACTATCATTGACAAACCTTCAAACAGATGCATTGAATTATAAAAAGACTTATGTTTATGATGTAGAAATCTCTTACTATGATAGTGATAATGATCAAATTATTGAACGAGTTCTAGAAGGAAAAGTAAACGTAACACCATCAGTAACGAGGTAAAAAATGCCAACTGTACCATATAACAGTCGGACAAAGGTCACAAAGGTAACGTCTCGTGATCAAACTATGGTGAAAAAAGTTGTTCTCGGACGTCCCATTAGGCGGGTTCAAGCAGGACAAGGGTCTATTGACGGTCTTCAGGGCGTTAATACAACAGGAAAAACAGACGGTAGCGTTTTGGTTTATAGTGAAAGCAGTAATGTATTTGAAGCTACTCTAACATTAGATAAACAAATTGTTAACGGGGGCTTATATTAATGGCTACCATAATTAGGATTAAACGTTCGAGTACCACGAACGCACCATCCTCTCTAAAAACTGGTGAATTAGCATATTCATACGGCGTCGGTACACAAGCAAACGGTGGTGACCGTTTCTACTTTGGTAAAGGAGACGACGGTACAGGAACTGCCACCAGTGTTGTTACCGTTGGTGGTGAATATTTCACCGATCTCCTTGATCACGTTCACGGCACCTTAACTGCTTCCAGTGCGATTATCACCGATGCTAGTAACAAGATTGACCAACTGTTGGTTGACAATGTTACTATCGACGGTAATACGATCTCAACTTCAACGGGTAATCTGACATTAAATCCTAATGGATTTATTGACGCAAATAGTAATCTAATCAGCAATCTTAGTGACCCATCAAGTGCACAAGATGCTGCTACTAAAGCATACGTTGATGCCGTCTCTGGAGCAAAAGCATTAACAATTAATGGTGACACTGGTACTGACACCGTTAATATGTCTGATTCTGATCTCACCTTTGTTGGTGACACAGGAATAACGACTACTGTTACAGACAACACCGTTACAATCGACCTCGACGATACTGCGGTTACTGCAGGTTCATACGGTAGTACAACAGCAATTCCAACATTTACTGTTGACCAGCAAGGTCGTCTGACTGCTGCTAGTGAAGTAAATGTAGCAACGGAATTGACTGTCAATGGCGATCCGATCAGTCTCCTTGATAGTGATTTAACATTCGCTGCCGGCGAAGGTCTTGACGTCGCATATGACTCAGCTACAAATACAGTCACATATTCTGGTGAAGATGCTACCACTTCTAATAAAGGTGTCGCTTCTTTTGCCACCGCAGACTTTAATGTAACTTCGGGTGCTGTTGAACTTAATGACGCAGTTGTCAAGGCAGTAACGACTGACACTGGCGTTATGACCCCAACCACTCATGGATTCTCTGTCCTCGGTGGCGAGGGTATGGATGTTACACATAGTGGTACTACCATTACTGTTGCTGGTGAAGATGCAACTAGTGCCAACAAGGGTGTTGCATCTTTTGACGCAACAGACTTTACTGTAACCACAGGCAATGTCGCTGCTAATCCGATTTATCTTGGTACGACTGAACTCAATTTAGGTGAAACCGATTCTGATCTCACTGGATTGAACTCGATCGAGGTTGGTGATGTTCGTATTTCAAGCAATATCATTTCGACTGCTAGTGGCCAAAGTACTCTTGTTCTTGACCCATCACCTGTAGGTGATTCCGCCGGTGGTTATGCAGGTACTGTTATCCTTCGCGGTGACCTTACTGTTGAAGGTACAACGACTACTGTAAACTCTACCACAGTATCAATCGACGACAAGAATATCGTTCTTGCTGATAGTGCCGCGAATGCTGCTCAAGCAGACGGTGCTGGTCTTACCATCGGTGGTAGTTCTTACACAGGAACGAAAGCAATCATCTCCTATGATGGTGCCACTGATCGTTGGGACTTTAACAAACCGATCGATGTAGCGTTCTCTTCTCTTGATAGTGCGATGTTCTTAAATGGCATCAGTCTTCAAGAGAAAATTGAAGATCATATGTTCAACTTCTTCCAGCAGGGAGAAGGTATCGACATCGTATATGACGATGGTTCTGGAACACTTACTTTCTCTGGTGAAGATGCTACAGTAACAAACAAAGGCATTGCATCTTTTGGAGGATATGCTGAGAGTGACGGTGGTTCTACCCGACAATTTACTCTGACTTCCGGTGACGTGAGGATCACGGCCATCGATGGAGGAACGTACTAAATAATTAAAAATTAATCAAAGCGGCATTTTTATGCCGCTATCTCCTTTTTAGGGTTTGGAATGACGACTCAGTTAAAACTTAAAAAATCTTCCGTCATCGGAAGAGTGCCACAGGCAAGTGATTTAGACTATGGCGAACTCGCCATTAACTATGCCGACGGTATAATCTACTACAAGAATTCCTCAAATCAGGTTAAGAGTTTCATCGACTCTGATCTGATTGTCAGTTCCATCACAGGAACAGTCGACTCTGCATATGTTTTAAATCTTATCGGTAATGTAGGGATAGACAGTGCAGCAGTTATTGGCATTGTTGATTCTGCTTATGTTGCTCTTAGGCAGGCAGAACCAACAGCATCACAGGTAAGGCAATATCTGGTTGCTGGTACTAATATTACATATGATTCTGCGACTGGTGTAATTGCCTCCACTGCCAGCGCCGGTGGTCTTGATAGTGCGGGAGTCATTGATATAATAGCAACTACTGCCATCGATGAAGAACTCTTTGTTGCGAATGGCACGCAAACTGACTTTACTCTGGCAAGAAGTCCTACTAATACAGAGACAATTTTAGTTTCATTAGACGGTGTTGTTCAACCATCAACCGCCTATTCGCTTGATAGTACAGTGCTGACAATTTCACCTGCACTTGATAGTAATGTCAATGTAAAAGTTTTACACCTTGCCTCTTTTGCTAATATCGCAGATGGTTCTATCGGTATAGCAAAACTAGACGCCAGTTTGACTTCTATCACAGAAGATACGTTTGTCACCACCTCGGGACAAACCGAATACTCTTTATCAAAAACACCACCTTCTACTTCTTCATTGCTGATTTCTGTAGATGGTATTGTTCAACCAACTTCTGCTTATAGTTTAGACAGCAGTGTGCTCACTATAACTCCTGCATTAGACAGTGGTACTGATATCAGGGTCGTGCATCTTGGAGTTGTTGGGAGTTCGCAAAGTATATTCACCAATCATTTAATTCCATCTGCTGATAGCACTTACGATCTAGGTGACTCCACTAGGAAATGGAGAGACTTATATTTAAGCGGTTCAACGATTCATCTCGGTAACATTAAGTTACAAGACCAGAACGGATCACTCGTTGTTCTTGATAGTAATTTGGCAACAACAAGTCTACACGACTCTGCAAGGGTACAGGGTCAGTTTGACTCTGCCTTCCCATCTGCCTTTGATACTCGCTTTGCGTTACAAGACACCCATGACTCGGCACAGGTGCAGTCGCAGTTCGACTCGGCATTCCCGTCTGCTTTTGATACTCGCTTTGCGTTACAGGACACTCACGATTCTGCTGCTGTTCAGTCCCAGATTGATTCTTCTGCTGTCCTGCTGACTGGCGCTCAGACCATCGCGGGCAGCAAAACTTTCTCTAACACAATGTACACGAGTTTTATCAATTCTTACAGTGTGACCAGTAGCACAAATGTAACGGCATCATCCAATGTAAAGGCGAGGAACAACTTAATCTTTAATGATAATCAACCAACAAATAATGCTGACGGCAAAGGGATCCTTGTCGACAATGCGTATGGAACTAATGTCGATGCTTCGATAATATGGGGTACAACAAGAAGAGAATTTAAAGTCAATGCTGGAT